ATCAGCTGGTTCTTCGCCCAGTTCTTCATGCCGGAGAACAAGGTCGAGGAAGCCAGCCAGCGGGACGGGCTGCCGTACCGGATCTACCAGGAGCGCGGCCTTTTGACGGTCTGCGGAGAGAATACCGTGGACTATCACGCGGTGCATGACTGGTTCCGGATGCTGGAGCACGACTACGAGATCCTGCCGGTGAAGGTGGGATACGACCGGTACAGCGCGGCGTACCTGGTGCAGGACATGAAGGCGGACGGCTTCGACATGGACAGCGTGAGCCAGGGCAGCAACCTGACCGGCGTGCTGATCGACATGGAAGGCATGATCAAGGACGGCCGGCTGCGGTGCGCGAACGACAACGATTTGATGAAGGTCCACATGCTGAACGCGGCGCTGAAGCTGGAGACAGGGACCAACCGCAGGCGGATGGTGAAGCTTACGGCGAACGCGCACATCGACGGGATGGCGGCGCTCAGCGATGCGATCTGTATGCGGCATAACTTTTACGAGGAATACCAGGCTCAGCTGAGTAATGAGAGGTGAAGAACATGGGACTGATTGACCGGATCTTCGGTAAACAGCCGAAGACCGTGCCGGTGACGGACAGCCGTTTCGAGACGCTGACGGCATACCAGCCGGCGTTTACCAGCTGGGGCGGTCAGATCTACGAAAGTGAACTTGTTCGGGCCGCCGTGGACGCGAAAGCGCGGCACGTCGGCAAGCTGAAGTACAACATTGAAGGAACGGCACGGAAGCAGCTGTGGACGGCGACGAAGAGCGCACCGAACCCGTGGTATACGTGGCCGCAGTTCCTGGAGCGGTGCTCGAACATCTACGACGTGCAGAACAACCTGTTCATCGTTCCGCTGCTGGATGAGATGGGAGAGGTTGCCGGATTCTTCCCGGCGCTGCCGTCCACCTGCGAGGTGGTGGACAAGACCGGCGAGCCGTACCTGAAATACACGTTTGTGAATGGCCAGAAGCGGAGCGTGGCCCTGCGGCGGTGCGTGGTAATCACCAAGCACCAGCTGAGGGACGACTTCTTCGGGGAAAACAACCGGGCGCTGACGCCGACGATGGAACTGATCAACATGGTGAACCAGGGCATTGTGGAAGGCGTCAAGAACGCGGCGACTTACCGCTTCATGGCTCAGCTGACCGGCAAGGCGTTTGACGAAGACCTGCGGAAAGAACGGGAACGGTTCGACAAGAACAACTTCCAGACGGGCGGCGGAGGCCTGCTACTTTTCGGCAATCAGTTCACCAATGTGAAGGAACTGAGCCAGAAGGCGTATGAGGTCAATGCCGACCAGCAGAAACTGATCCGGGAGAACGTGTGCAACTACTTCGGGGTCAGCGACAAGGTGATTCGCAACGAGGCGACCGGCGACGAGCTTGACGCCTTTTTTAACGGCGCGATCGAACCATTCGCGATCAAACTCAGCGACGGCATGACGCGGATGGTGTTCACGGAGCGGGAGCGGAACGGTGGAAACGCGATCACGTTCACGGCCAACCGGTTGCAGTACATGAACATCGCCAGCAAGATCAGCATGGCCCAGCAGCTGGGTGACCGGGGCGTGCTGACGATCGACGAGATCCGCGAGCTGTTTAATTACGCACCGCTGCCGGACGGCGCCGGCGAATACACGCCGATCCGGGGCGAGTACAAGAACGTGAAGGACGGCGAGCAGGACACAGACGGAGGTGAAAACGATGAATAAGGAAACGCGGGCCTTTAATTTCGAGGTCCGGGCCGAACAGAACGAGCAGCACGGGACATTCATTACCGGCACGCCGATCGTGTTCGAGCAGAAGACGGACATGGGATGGTACGAAGAAACCATCAGCAAGGACGCCCTGAAGGAAACGGAGCTGAAGGACGTGCCGCTGCTGGTCGGCCATGATACCAGAGGGATCCCGCTGGCCCGGAGCCGGAACAACAACGAGAACAGCACCATGCAGCTGAAGGTGACGGAAGAAGGCATGGACATCCGGGCGGACCTGGATGTGGAGAACAACCCGAAAGCCAAAGAACTTTATTCCGCCGTGCAGCGCGGGGACATGAGTGGAATGTCCTTCATGTTCACGGTGGATAAAGATAGCTGGGAAGACATCGACACCGATTACCCGAAGCGGACGATCATGAGCATCCGTAGAGTGTTTGAGGTAAGCGCGGTGGCGTTTCCGGCGTACCCGCAGACATCGATCCAGGCGGCATCCGATGGCGAGACATTGGACAGTGTACGCGCCTCGCTGGAGAGCGCACGGAAGCAGGCCGAAGAAGATCGTGCTGCACAGGCTGAACAGGAACGCCGGACGGCGCTGCTGGAGAGGCTGAAAAAACTCACGGAGGTGTCAGACAAATGAAGTTTGACGAACTGAATGGCGAGCAGCTGGAAGCCAGACTGGCAGAGCTGACCGACGAGACCAGCGAAGAGAAGCGGGACGCGCTGGACAATGACGCGCTTCAGGCGCGGATTGAAGAGATGGAAGCCATCAAGGCGGAGATCGAAGCCCGCAAAGCCGCCGCGGCCGAAGAGGCCCGGAAGGCTGAAGAAATGGCCCGCAAAGAGGGCGAAAAAATCATTGACGAAAGGATGAACAAACCTATGGAAAGGAACTCTGTGGAATACCGTAACCTGTGGCTGAAGAACCTGCAGGGCACCCTGAACGAAGAAGAAGAGCGCGCCTGGGCGACCACGACCTCCGGTGACAACAAGGCCACCAACGCGATCCCCACCATGATCGCCGACAAGTTCTTCGAGAAGATGAAGAAAATGGCCCCGATGCTCAGCGAGATCACCCTGCTGCGCGTCGCCGGCAATCTTCAGTTCGTGGCTGAGGGCACCCGCTCCAGCGCGACCGCGAAGCATGTGCAGAACAGCGCGATGACCGCCGCGACCGACACCACCGTGGCCGTGAACCTGTACGGCTTCGAGTTCATGAAGGTCATCCAGATCTCCCGCACCGCCGCCCTGATGAGCGTCGACGCCTTCGAGAACTGGCTGGTCGAATTGCTGGCCGGCGATATTGCCCGCGCCATCGACAACTACATCCTGAACGATGCTTCCAACGGCATCGCGGCGCTGAGCTTCTCCACCGGCACCGACCAGATCGTGAACACCCAGGGCTACACCTACGGCGACGTGTGCGACCTGATCGCCCTGCTGCCCGCGGCCTATGATGCCGAAGCGAAGTTCCTGGTCAACAAGCGGACCCTGTACGGCACTATCGCGCAGATCGTCGACTCCGTCGGCAATCCGATCTTTGTGCCGGACACCATTTCCGGTGTGGGCGGCCGCCTGATGGGCTATCCCGTCATCGTGGACGATTACGTATCCACGGACGACGGAGCGCTGTACCTGGGCAAGTGGACCGACGTCGTCGGCAACCTGCCGGAAGACATCCATGTGGACCGCGACGAGAGCGCCGGCTTCACCGCCAACGCGATCCTGTACCGCGGCATCGCGGTGTTCGACAGCAAGCCCGCCAAGGCTGACGCCATTGTCCGCCTGGTGAACACTCCCGGCGCCTGATTACGGTACTCCGGCGACGGCCTGAGTATATGCCGGAGCGGGTTAGTCCCCCTTTCCCGCTCCGGCGCTTTCCATAAAAGGGGGAAGAAAAGGGGGAGAACATGAAAACGATCATTGTGGTGCCGTGTATGGATACGGTGCAGACGGAATTCTGCCAGAGCCTCGCCAAACTGCAGCGCGTCGGGAGCGTGGAACATGAGTTCACATCCTGCTCGCTGGTTTACAAGGCGCGGAATGACCTGGGCCGCCTGGCGGCAAAGGGAGACAGTGACTTTGTGCTGTGGCTCGACAGCGACGTGATCTTTCCGACCAGCCTGCTGGCGGACATGATCGCGGACATGGGGAACCGGGACATTGTGACCGGGATCTACCACATGCGCCGTCCGCCGTTCCTGCCGGTGATCTGGAAAACGCTGACCCAGGGAATGACGCCGGAGGAAAACGTGAGCGAAGTCGCGATCGAATACCCGGCGGACGAGATCTTCGAGGTGGACGCGTGCGGATTCGGCTGCGTGCTGATGCGGACTGAAGTGCTGCGCGTCGTGATGGACAAGTATCACGACCTGTTCGCCCCGTTGCCGGGATACGGCGAGGACCTGAGCTTCTGCATCAGGGCCCGGGGATGCGGGTACAAAATCCACTGCGATCCGCGGATCCAGATCGGCCACAAGGCCGGCACGATCGTAACCAAAGACACGTTTGAGGCGTACCGGCAGAAGATCGGAGGTGATCTGCTGTGAAGCGGATCCTGATCACCGCACCTTTGAAACAGGACCCGAAAATATTCAACGAATACCAGGACGCGCTGGACAGGCTGATCATCCCGGAAGGCTTCGAGGCCGACCGGTTTTTTGTTGTGAACAACTGTCCGGAAGTGATCCCGCATATCCGGAAGGCGCGGTACATCGTGCACGATTCCGATCCGGAAGACGTGCAGACGGAGCGGCACAACTGGCCGGGCAATGTCCTACGGCGGATGTGCGATATGCGGAACATGACGATCATTATGGCGCTGAAGGGCGGATACGACTACTGGCTGAGTGTTGATACGGACCTGATCCTGAACAAGCATACGCTGGAATGGCTGCTTGGCGCGGACAGGGACATTATCAGCGAGATTTTTTGGACGAAGGGCCAGCAAGGCCTGTGGTGTAACGCCTGGATGTATGACGACGGTGACGTGGACAATATGTGGCCCCTGTGGCAGAAGCCAGGGCTTTATGAAGTTGGCGGAACCGGAGCATTGATGCTGGTAAAGCGGAGGGTATTCGAGGCGGGCGTCGGGTACGCACGGATTCCGAACATCCGGAAGGCGCTGACGGGCGAGGATCGGTTCTTCTGCGTGAGGGCGGCTTGTGCCGGCTTCGAGATGTGGATGGACACGCACGCGCCCGCGATGCACCTGTACGGGGAAGCGGAATATGAGACTTATATGAACACTTACAAACGAGGTGAAGGCCATGCTGAACGAGTGCAAACAGGCGCTCAGGATCACTGCGACGGTATATGACGGAGAGCTCTGTTCCCTGATGGATGCCGGTGCGAAAGACCTGACAATTGCCGGAGTTGTGCTTCCGGGGACGGTAGCGTTTCAGAATACAAACCAGGGGATTGTGGACAGCAGCACCCTGACGGACGCGCTCTGTATGCGGGCGATCTTCACCTATGTGAGGATGAACTTCGGCAGCCCGGACGATTACGAACGGCTGCAGGAAGCCTACCACACCCAGAAGGTCCAGCTGATGCACGCAAGCGATTACACCGATTACGACGGGGAGGCTGAAAACGATGGTGAGAGCTGATGTAATCAGCCTGGTCACCGAAGTAAACAGCGCCCACGGTGTCCACGAGGCCATCACCGAAAGCGTTCGGGAGGTACCGGCGGAGGTGCGGAGCGTCACCCGGAGCGAGTATTATACCGCGCTCAACGCGGGGATTCAGCCGGAAATTGTATTCAAGCTGGCGCTGGATGCTGACTACCAGGGTGAACACTTTCTGAGGTTCCACGGGAAAAAGTACCGGGTCGTGCGGACATACCTGACGAACGACGGCGGGATTGAGATCACGGCAGAAAGGAGTGACGAGAATGGCGAAGAGGAACAGCCCGAAAGCGGCGGCAACACCGTCAACAGTAACAATTGACGCGATTGATGAACTTGTGACCAAGCTGAACACCATTGACGGCCTGGCATTTGTCCGGGACGCCTGGGTGAACAAGGCGCCGGATAATTACGGCGTTGTGGAGACACAGGGCGAGATCAGCCAGCTGTGGGCAGACGGAAAGCTGATCGACTCCATCTGGCGGGTGATCATCCACGTCTACATTGCCGGGGACGATGACAGCATCGCCTACACGGTGCAGGACAAATTGGAAGACCTGGAAAGCGATGGGAAGGTAGACCTTACCCACACGATCAATCGGGACTTCGATGCCCAGGTGGGCAAAGTCCACTGGCAGTGGATCGTCAACCTGTACGGGAGCCTGACCCGGGAAGAACCGGCTCCGGCGTCTGCGGAGAGTGGTAACAGTGGCGAAGATTGAGTACCAGGCCGGAGATTTCGGCAGGGAACTTGACCGGCTGATGAGCCGGGAGAACATCCGGAGAATTGTTGAGGCCGGCAGCGCAGCGGCGGTCCAACTGGAGAAAGAAAGAACGATAGCAGCCGGGCACGTTACGCCTGGAGGCGGTTCTCTTCTCCGTGGCATTAGCGCCGGGCCACTGCATGAAGACCTGAACAGGGCATGGCAGTATGTCTATCCCAGCGGCGAAGGCGATCACGGGCAGGATCTGACGGTCGTTGCCTTTGTGATCAACTACGGACGCGGCGGGAAACGGACGAAGAAAACCGGCGATAAGTTTATCACCGGGAACAAGAAGCAAATGGAAGATGTGGTCCATGCGGCGATGGCCGCAGAAGCGGAGCGCATCAAAAACGAAATTATGAGGTGAAAAGACTATGGCGAAGATTGGTATCAAGGGGCTCGTATATGCTCCCTATTCCAGCGGCGGTGACGGCAGCGCCATCGTGTACACCGGCGGCGCCCAGCTGGCGGATTACATGATCCGGGCGGACATCTCGGAGAATCGTGATGACGTCAAGTTCTACGCGGATGATCATCAGATCGACGCGGAGAATGAGATGACCGGCGTCAGCGTCAGCCTGGAACTGAGCAACATGACGGACGCGCTGGAAAAGGCCCTGCTGGGATACACGGACGGAACCGGCGGCGAACTGAACGCCACGAGCAAAGACGCCCCGTTTGTGGGTGTCGGCTTCACGCGGAAAGAACGCTTCAAGGGCGCTGTGACTTATCACGGCTTCTGGATCTACAAGGTCCAGTTCTCCAAGGACAGCGACTCCACCCAGACCAAGGGCGAGAGCATCGACTTCCAGACGGACTCCATCAGCGGCAACGCGATGGGCGTGCAGCTGTCCGCCGGCGGCGATGTGATCTACTACAGCCACATCCGGAACACGGTGGAATCCTCCGTGACCGCGTGGATTAAGGGCAAGGCCGGCATTACCTGATGAACCAACGGGGGCGGGGGCACAGCCTCCGCCTCCGGTTTTTTGAATGATAAGGGGGAACAGAAAAATGGTGAAGCTGAAAATCGGGGACAAAGAATACGGGCTGCGGATGGATATGTATGCCATGGAGATGATCGAAGATGAGTTCGGAGACATCAATGATATGTTCGAGAAGATCCAGAAAGGCAGCAGCAAAACTATCCGGATACTGTTCCGGATCCTGGCCAACAGTGCGCTGGCCTATGAAGGGAAAGAGGAAACCGTCACAGGAGACGAGATTCGGCGCCTGAAGGTGTCGGCGTTGGCCGGGATCGGCAATGCTGTCCGGGCGGCGATTGATGAAGGAATGAAAGCGGAGACGATCGGCGGCAACGATGCAGATGACGACGTCTACGATGTATATCTTGCTGAAATTGAAGCAAAAAACTGAAGAACCGGCGCGGGACGCGGGTCCGGGAGTATTACGGATACGCACTCGTGGCCGGTATACCAGTCCATGAGGCCCGGAGGATGTTCCCCGGGTTCATTCAGGACATGTACAAGATCCGGGCGGAATACGACTCCCGCATGATGGGAGGCAAGGTCGTCCGGAAGATGGGAATGTGAGGTGCAACCGGTGGCGAGCGATATCAAACAACGGATCGTTCTGGAAGGCGAAGGGGAATACAAGAAGGCGCTACAGGACGCGAGCCGGAACCTGAAAACACTCCGCAGCGAGCTGAAGGCAGAAACCGCTGAACTTGGAAAGAATGCCACCGAACAGCAGAAAAACGCGGTCAAGGCAAAGAATCTTCAACAGCAGATCCGGGAGCAGGAAAAAGCAGTCAAGGCCCATCGGGACGCACTGGAAGAAGTTCGGAAAAAGTACGGCGACAATGAAGACGCGATCGCGAAGTATGAGCAGAGGCTGAACGACGCGAGAGCCGCGCTGGCGAACATGAAGAACCAGCTGGACGCGGTTGACAAAAGCTATGATGCGGTGACCGACGGCGCGAAGAAAGGCGTGCTGGAAAATAATGCGCTGGCGGACAGCTTCGGCAGGATAGGCGAAGCAGCCGGGAATGTTTCCGGCATCATCGAGAACGCTTTCAGCGGGATGTTGAAGACCGTCAAGAGCGCAGTTGGCGAAATCTGGGGCGAACTGATGGACATCGCCGCCAAGAGTGACAACTACATGGATCTGGCCAACTACTTCGGCGCCAGCGCGACAGAGGTCCAGAAGTGGGACAGCGCCATGAAGGCCGCCGCCGGTGACATGAGCACCGTGACGGGACTGATCACGAAGCTGAAGTACAGCGGCAAAGATGACAAGGTTACCGAATGGTTCCACGTCAGCGCGGAAAACTATACAAATGACCTGGAATATTTCCAAGTGGTCATGCAGCAGATGTTCGACGCCCGTGACCAGATGATCAAGGACGGAACATGGGACAAGGCCATGGCGGATATCTTCGGCGGAAAGAAAGGATTTGACGTCGAGGGGATCCTGAGCGACTGGGCGGACATCCAGAACGGGCTGCAAAGGTTCAACGCCGACGAGGGCGGATATGGGCTAAGTGAAGACCAGATCGAACAGATGGCCCAGCTGAACATTCAGGTGCAGACGCTGAAGGAAAGCTGGGAGAAGCTGAAA